TATCATGCTGCAATGGAAGCATCTATGGAATTATCAAGGAAGCGCCGTCATATCATAAATGATATGAAAAATATTAATAACAAAATATTGGATGAGGATATTAACAATTACGTAAATGAATTTGAGAAAAACATTCCAAATCCTAAATATATTGGCGCATATAGTTCATTTGAAGGAAGCCCTATTTCACAAGGGTTATTTCAATTTGATTTATGGAATACTACGCAAAGTACGAGATATGATTGGGATAAACTCCGTACTGATATAATTGATAATGGTATTCGAAACAGCCTTCTTCTTTCACCAATGCCTACTGCATCTACCTCGCAAATAATGGGGTTCAATGAGAGCTTTGAGCCATTTACCAATAATATTTTCCAACGCAAAACATTAAGCGGTGAGTTTATTATCATTAATAAATATCTAATTAATGATTTAATTTCTAAAGGGCTTTGGAATAAGGAACTTAAAGATACTATTATTTTACATGAGGGAAGTGTGCAAAATATCCAAGAAATAGATGATGAACTGAAAGCAATTTATAAAACTGCATGGGAAATAAAGCAACGCCATGTAATTGATATGTCTGCTGATAGAGGGCAATATATTTGTCAAACACAAAGTCTTAATATATTTATGGAAGAACCCGATTTTCAGAAGCTTTCGTCTATGCATTTTTATGCACACTCAAAGGGGTTGAAAACGGGGACATATTATCTTCGCACACGACCGAAGGCAAGGACGCAACAATTTACAATTGACCCTGATTTTGCAAAGAAAAAAAGAAGATGCGTTGAAGAAAGCGGAGATACATGCGTGTTATGCTCTGCGTAATATTAAGAAGGATGTTTTATTTTTACCAATTAAAATACTTTACATAAGGATATAAATATATATTAAAATATATATTAAAATATATATTATAATGAATAGTATTTTTTGCTGTGTATTTAATCATGAAAAATATGTTGATATGTTTTTAATACTTTTAGAAAGTATATTTATTTATGGAGAGGTGGGTACTAATATCAATATATTAGTATATACATCTACGTCATTTATGAATAAAATTAAGGAAAGCCAACTATATAATGATGAAAAAATAAAGTTTGAAATAAATGATACATATGATACTATTGATAAGGCATGCAAATCAAGATTAGATTTATTTAATCTACCATCTATAACAAATTATGATAAGATACTTTATTTAGATACTGATATTTTGGTAAAGGATGACATTAACAAGGTCTTTGATGTTTGCAAAGAAGACCTATTATATGTATTAGAGGAAGGAGATATTGATAGTGATTCTGATTTTTGGGGGAAATCACTTTTTGGAGATGAAATAAATGATTATCCTGATAAATCAGCATTTACAAGTGGTATATTATTATTTAATAATTGTGAAAAAATAAAGGTATTATTTAACAATATTAAAGAAGATATTATTAGAAGACCTTGTAATTTTGGATGTTGTGATCAACCATACATAGTGCATAATGCTTTTAAATACAATTTGTTTAATAACAAGGATTTAAAAGCACTTGCTGTTAATTATGATAAAAATAGTAATAGCGACAAGGTTATTCATCATTTTCCGGGAGGCGTAGGCTGTTATCAACAGAAAATCGAAACAATGACAACTTTTTTGAATAATTTAAAGGATATTAGTATAACAAAAATATTATTCCAAACAAATAAAATAGGTAATGAAACATATGTTTTAGATATGATTAAAGATAAATTAGGTTCTGAATGGAAATATGAGTTTTATAACGACGAAGATGTAATTAATTTTTTTATTAATAATCCAATTGCCGATTTACCAAATATAATACAAAAATACAAATCTTTTAAAGCAGGGGCTCATAAAGCAGATTTATTTAGATATTATTATTTATATATTAATGGTGGTTTTTTTATGGATTCAGATGCTATGCTATATACTGATATAACTTCTATAGTTAAAAATTACAATTTTGTATCTGTAAACTCGTCGTGTCATCCAGGTACAATATTTCAAGGTATTTTAGGTGCATCACCTAAAAATAAAATTATAAAAAAAGCTTTGTACAAAGCATATGATACTGAACCAACAATATTAGATAATTATTATCATTATTTTTGCGAACAATTATATAATATCATAAAAGAAAATAATTATGGATATAACATTAAATTATATGAAGAAAGAAGAGTGAACCATGATACTGGTGATGATATTTTGGACAATGGTGCATTATTATTTAAGCATTTTTGGAAACATAAAATTATACCATATATTCATATAACAGATTGGAATAACTATAATAAATCTGAATTAAACAATTTTGATTATAGTATTTTAAATACATATATAACTCCGTTTACATTAGTTAGAGTTGGTCCGAATGAAGATGGAGGATATATTATTGCGGATGGATTTGATTATGATTTATTTATTTCATGTGGAATTGGAAATGATATAAGATTTGAGGAAAGTTTTTTAGATATTCATAAAACAAGATGTATTGCATTTGATGGAACAATATCATCATTCCCATCGCATACACATAAGAATAGTATGGAATGGATTTCAAAAAATATTGGATTTTCAAATACAGAAAAAACTACAAATTTAAAAGAATATATACAAAATAATAACAAAATATTTTTAAAAATGGATATAGAAGGTTCAGAATTTAATTGGTTAGGTTCTATGTCAGAAACAGAATTAGAAAAATTTAGTCAAATAGTTTTAGAAGTTCATTGGCCTTTTGATATTTACCGCAGTAATATGCTTAAAAAACTAAATAAGACACATTATATTATACATATTCATGGTAATAATTATTGTGATAGAGATATTCCAAAACATCTACCATCAGGTAGAACTTATGATGGAACGGTTGTAATAAATAATAATATAATGCCAGAAATTAAATTACCAGAAGTATTTGAAGTTACATATATTAATAAAAAACTATGTGATAATTTATTAGTTAGAATGAAAGAAATTAAATTTCCAACAATATTAGATTATCCAAATAATCCAAATGCAACTGATATTTATTTTTCAATACCTATTTATGATTTAATATATATATAGATGAATGACATAAAAAATATATAATTCCCCACATAACAATATTAAATTTGTGTAAATAGTTTTACAAAGGAAGGCTCCACCTATCAAACATCCTTGGATAGCTTGGATAGTTTACAGTGTGTGCAGTATTATTTACGGCTGCGGTTGCAGTAGTATCGACGTTGATTGCGACATCATTGTTAGATGTAGCGACAATTGCGGGAGCGTTGGTTTGGTTGAAGGTCATTTTCTTTTTGTTCTTACTATAACTTTAAGATAAGATAATCAATTTTTATTTTAATTTCAATATTTCATAACATATTTATTTTTTCATATATATTAGGGTTTCAATTGAATTATGGAGTTTTCAATTGAAAACACATATAAGATATATGATATATATATATAAATGTCTATCATAATTGAAAAAGGTGCGATACGATGTACCATAACCAAAATTTACACGCTTTGAAATAAGCGAACCTTGAAGTATATGAAATAAAATTTTATATTTTTTATAAATTTTTGTCTCATTTTAAATTTTCAAGGGTTTAAAATCGGCGTTTTAAATGTGCGAAGGTGTAAAATATAAAAAATATATAATATATATTACTTATTATTATTACTTATTTTTAATTATTAGTTGTTTAATCTGATGATTTCTTGGCCTTCTTTTCCTTCTTTTCCTTCTTCTCTTTCTTTACCTTCTTCTTATCATCTTCATCATCACGCTTAATATCACCATCATCTTCGCTATCGACTACTGCGACTGTTGCAGTTACTACACTCTTATTATCATTATCGCTGTCATCATCACCATCATTATTCTTCATATCTTCCTTGTGTTTGTTCCACAATGTGGCAACCATAGTAAATATTTCATCGCCTTTTGCGTTAGGATGTTCGTCCTTGACTTTTTGGCGATTATCCCTAATAAACTGCTGATAGGCATTGAGAGGTTTTTTAACCTTTACAACCTCATTGCCATCATCGTCTACATCAACTTTTTTAGCGCGCTTCTTCTGGACAGCGGTCTTCTTCACCTTTGTTTCTTCACCGATTTTCGCCTTAATCTCCTTCTTTGCATTCTTGCAATACTCGTCAACATCCTTAACAGTTAAGGTGTTCGGCATCTTGGCAATCATCTCCTGAAAGCGAACAGCATATTCAGATGACATCTTTGAAATACTGGTTTGAGGAAAGGTTGCTTTGATTTGCTTTGATTTGCTTTGATTTGCTTTGATTTGCTTTGATTTGCTTTGATTTGCTTTTGTGCGTCTTCTTATGCTTGTCCTTACTATAAGTTTTAAGGGAAGATAATCAATTTTTATTTTAATTTTAATATTTCATAACATATTTATCCAGTATATAAAAATAAATTAATAATTATAAATATATAAAATGCATAATATATGCGCTCTTGTATATGGAAGGTTAAGTAACCAATTATTTACAATATTTACAACTATATCTTATTATCTTGATAATAAATGCATAGATTATAAATTTTATACAAAAGAAGACCCTATGCACATATATTTATGGGATACAGTATTTAGCAATATTAGTTCAAAGGTTTATCCTAACAAAGATGCTAAAGAAACATATGAATTTATTTATTTCCCCACAAAGGAAATCCCTATATATGATTGCGATAAAATATTAGATGGGTATTTTGCAAATCCTAAATTTTTTGAACATAATATAGATAAAATTAAGAGTATTCTCGGGTTTGAAGAAAAAATCAATAATGTTTTAACAAAATATCCAGAATATAGTATTAATAAAACAATTGCAATTAAACATATTAAGGATGATAGACTATCACGAAGTTCTATTGGTGAACAGCAGTATAACCCAACGCATAAATCAACGTATTTTATTGAAGCATTTAAAACTTTAATTAGCAAAGGCGTTGATATATATGATTATGATATTTTGTATTTTTGTGAAGAAAATAATAATGCAATAGCCATTGAACATAATACAGAAATTAATGATGCTTTAAAAGTTTTAACTGGAAAAGATTTACGATATAAAGAAGTATCTAATGAAAT